GCCCCGCCGTGACGCAGAATTACTACACCCGCATGCCTTGGACGATACGCTAGGCGTCGGTCGGCTGCCATCAATCCCCGAACAAGGCAGGCGCGAACGCGCCAAGCAAAGCCTTGTGAGAGAGGATTGATAGGTAGGGCGGGCGTATCGTCCGGTCGGGTGTGGTACATTCTAAGACTAGGCGTGGCTGTAACCAGTGCCGCAGTCATGGTGCAAAGGACATTATGACAAACAAACACACCCTGCATCGACCTGACTGTCAGGCAGTTAGTTTGTAGTATGCTGATAGTGAGCAGCGAATTGGAAGGCTAGTGACGCACTACAAGCAACACTCGAGACAGGCAGGTCAGTTGGCAGTTGCAGAACTAGATGCGTGAGCAACCAATGCCTGGTAGTCGCAATGCATGACGCAGAAAGCTGACACCTCATCAACTAAATTCCGAACTTAGCAGAGAATGCATTGACAAGCAGATAAGAAGAAGTTTACAGTGCTTTCTGCGTACATAGGAAAGTAAGTCCATGACAAGACAACTCACCACAAAACAGACGGCATTGGTTGATGCGCTCGTAGCAAACGGATGCAGTATCAAAGAGGGTGCTAGATTGGCTGGATACGCAGAAGGGGAAAGCGGCAGAGTCACGGCTAGCAAGGCTTTGAAGCTACCTCATGTCCAAGCATACATGATGCAGCGCGTATCCGAGACAATCGGTCTAAACGCTACGAAAGCTGTAAGTAAGGTACTTGAGTTATCTACGAGCGCAAAGAGTGAGTATGTCCAACTGGAAGCGTCCAAAGACATCCTAGACCGCGCAGGTCTGAAGGCTCCTGACAAACACATGCACCTACACGCAGGGGATATTAGTGTCAACATAGACTTAAGCTAAGCGGGCTAGGGGTCAAAAAGTCGCTGACAGTTGCTAGCGAGTGGTGGCTTACAAACATTATTTCTTCTCAAGGCTCGCAAAAAAAAGACTTGCTTCTCAAATAGGTTTTGCTGGATAGTGTGTCTTAGAAATATTTTTTATCTAAAAGGTTCGATATGGCTATCATTCCAGAGAACTTAACTTCATTTGCTAGGTTTGTGATTGGCAATCAGGTTGCCTCGGTTCTTGGTAATAATGTTCAGGGTTCAACAATGGATGTGCAGGGTCTAAGCCCTGGTATAAAAGCTGTTATGCATGCAGCTATTGCTAACGCTAAGAAGGCTGGCAGAACACAGGTTAAGTATGAAGATTATCCAAAGCTAGTTACTGGCGAGAAGGTGCGGGATGTAGTTTATGGTGTAAGGGATAACATCAGCTATGCTCGAATGATTGGTCAATCTTTTATTGATCCAGTTCTTCAGACTTCTACCTTGCTTGGTCAATTCTCATTTACTGACAAAGGGGATGGGTCTTTTGACATTGTAGATGAATATGATTTTTCTAAGAAATCTTTTAAGATAGGTTCTTCTGTTAAAGAAGATGATTATCAAAAGATACGAGACTTTGCTGGTACACAACAAAAATATTCTTGGAATATTCGTGGTACTTTACCAAGTAATATTACCCCTTCTGGTCAAGCGGTATCTTATGTTGCTGGCAAAGGTAAAAATATAAAAGAGAATGTTGCGTCTTCTATAGCTTCTATAAGCGATGAGATAAAAGATTTTAGCGAGGCTACAGATGAATTATCTCAAGAAACTATAGCAGATATTGCGGAAACTTCTGGTAAAATTAGTGCAGGTATTTCAGATATTGCAAGTGTAGTTGCACAAACAGGGACAAACTATGCCTCAAGGTTTTTCACAGCAATAGAAAATGAATTATCTTTAGATGCTATTGCAGATGAAAACATAACTACAGAAAAATTTTCACCAGAGGCATTGGCAACTATTAAGCACAGCTTAGATAAATATTTTACTGCTAATCCTAATCAGACAGAAGTTGAAACAAGCTCTGGTTTTCTTGGCTTTGATAGCGAAACATTAATGGATCAAGTGGTTGCAAAACGCACACCAGATGGTGGCTATCAGTTGGTAGATGCTAGTGACCCTTCTCAAAATAAAAATATTCTTGTTGCTGGCAGGCGCTATGCACAAGGTCTAGCCGAGCAGGTTGACCAAGCAATTACATCAAGCACCGATTGGTTTGCTAATCAATTCCAAGAAGACAGCATTAATATTGATATTAAAATACCGCCAGTAATTGAAGCTGTATCTGATGCAATGGACGATTACTTTGGTATTGAAGAAACTGCAATGATTCCTAAGTTTAGACCAAATCCATTAACTAAATCACGAAGAGATAAGATGTATGCGGTTCTTGATAAAACAGAACTACCTGAAGTCGAGCAACCAAATAATTTAGATGTGCTAGGTTTTGGTGAGGCATTTGCTCGTAGCCGTAATGCGGGTCAAAGAACCTTTACTTGGCGCGGTAATGATTATACAACTTTATATAAGGAAGAGCAGGAGTCATTAGATGGCGAAAACACCAGCATGGACACGCAAGGAGGGCAAGAACCCAAAGGGGGGATTGAACGCAGCGGGTCGCAGGTCGTACAAACAGGGGACACTCAGACCGCCAGTTAAGTCAGGTGATAACCCTAGACGCGCATCCTTTCTTGCCAGGATGGGAAACATGCGTGGTCCTGAGCGTGATTCAAAAGGGAGGCCAACAAGATTACTACTATCATTAAGAGCATGGGGCGCATCTTCGAAAGCAGACGCGAGAAGGAAAGCCGCCGCTATTTCACGCAGAAACAAAGCCAAGAAACAAAAGAAAGCATAGAAAAAGTTTTTGAAATAAAGGTTAGAGTAAAAGTATTGGAAGCATTAATGAATACAACTGATAAAGCAAAATTTGAAGATGCACTATCTAAGGAGCAAATAGAAGAGCTTCGTAAGATAGCGGAACAGCAGGAAGAAAATAGACCAGAAGGAGACACATGATGCCTATGGGAAAAGGAACATATGGAAGTCAAGTTGGTCGCCCACCTAAGAAGAAGAAGAAATCTCTTCTTACGGCGAAACAAAAGACATTACCACGTTCGCTTCAAAAGCGTATCTTAGCCTCAAAGAATAAGTAATGGCTAAGTCTAGAGTTAATGAAGCTGGTAATTACACTAAGCCTACAATGCGAAAGAACTTGTTTAATCGCATCAAAGCTGGTGGCAAGGGTGGTAGACCTGGGCAGTGGTCTGCTCGTAAAGCACAGATGCTAGCTCGTGCTTATAAAAAAGCTGGAGGCGGTTATAGAAACTAATGTTTGAAGCAATTATAAAAGAAATATTTATTAATTGTGTTTACATTTTGCAGGTAATTGGTGGTAGTCCTGGCGAGTTTGGTCATGGGTATTATTTAGCAAATATATTAATATTTGTTGTTTTACAGCCTAGCCTTATTCTTTTATTCTTTTGGCTTTGGAGAAAAGAAAGATGGCAAAGAAAAAATCTCAGCAGTCATTAGTTAGTTGGACTAAGCAGAAATGGCGCACCAAGAGTGGCAAGCCTTCTGCTAAAACAGGTGAGCGATACCTACCTAGTGCTGCTATCAAAAGTCTTACTGCCGCAGAGTATGCCGCAACAACAAGAAAGAAACGTAAAGATACTCGTGCTGGCAAACAGTTCTCCAAACAGCCACGCGCTATTGCCAGAAAAACAAGGTCATATAGAACATGAATCAGATTACATCTAGTAATGGCTTCTTACATACTTTGAATGATGAGGAGCGCAGGATACTTAGAAAGATTGTAAAGAAGGTACACCTAGCATATCACCCTACAGAGTTTCAGACTGATAGAGAAGCTGACAAGATGATTGCAGTTATCGGACCCGAAGTCGTAGAGCGCATGCTAAAGTTTGGTGTAGATCACAAAGTTGACGAACTTTAATTACAAACCTGATGGTCAAATACTCAAAGACTTTATGAAAGATAACTCTTTCTTTCGTGGTATTCGCGGACCCGTTGGTAGCGGTAAGTCTGTTGGCTGTTCTGTAGAGGTGTTTCGCAGAGCGTGTATGCAAGAGAAAAACAAAGATGGTATACGCCAAAGCAGATGGGCTATCATTCGTAACACTAACCCACAGCTTAGAACTACAACAATCAAGACATGGTTAGATTGGTTTCCAGAAAATGATTGGGGCAAGTTTACATGGTCTGTCCCATACACTCATCATATTAAGAAGGGCGACCTAGACCTTGAGGTTATCTTCTTGGCTCTTGATCGACCAGAGGATGTGAAGAAACTATTGTCACTTGAGTTGACAGGCATATGGATTAATGAGGCAAGAGAGTTGCCTAAGTCCATCATTGATGCATGCACGATGCGTGTTGGCAGGTATCCTAGTATGCGAGAAGGTGGGCCGAGTTGGTCTGGTGTTATTGCAGATACTAACGCACCAGAAGAAGACCACTGGTGGTCTATTATGTCGGGTGAAGCACCTGTGCCAGATTATATAAATGCAGAAGAAGCTAAGATGTTAGTCAAGCCTGATAACTGGCTTTTTTTTACACAACCGCCTGGCATGGTTGAGAAGCGCGATGAAGATGGCAATGTGGATGAGTATCTGCCTAATAAGGACGCAGAGAACTCAAAGAACATGCTTGATAACTATTATACAAATCTTATTAGAGGTAAGAGTAAAAGCTGGATTGATGTCTATGTAATGAACCGACTTGGTGCAATCCAAGATGGTAAACCAATCTACAATATGTTTGTGCGTGATACTCATGTGGCGCAAGAAGAAATACCTGTTGCTGCAGGTGTGCCTGTCTTCTGTGGACTAGACTTTGGCTTGACCCCAGCGGCTATCTTTGGGCAAAAGGTGCGCGGTAGATGGCTTATCTTGCAAGAGATAGTTGCCTTTGATATGGGCATAGTGCGTTTCTCTGAAATACTAAGACAAGAGATAGCAACACGATATGGTGCTTGCGAAGTAAATATATATGGCGACCCTAGTGGTGATTTTAGAGCGCAGACCGATGAGTCTACACCGTTCCAAGTTTTGCGCGGGGCGGGTTTAATCGCTCGTCCCGCACCAAGCAATGATGTGAGTTTACGCATTGAAGCTGTGTCTGCACCATTGAATAGAATGGTAGATGGACATGCTGGCTTTCTGATTGATCAAAGATGCAAAGAAACTATTAAAGGCTTTGAGGGTGGCTATCAGTATAGGCGCATACAAGTATCTGGTGAGCGTTATGATGATAAGCCAGATAAAAATAGATTTTCTCATATACATGATGCACTACAATATTTGATGCTAGGAGCAGGGGAAGGGCGCGAAGTTCTAGGCAATTCACGACAAGCAAAGGTATTTAACGCTCGTACTGACTATGATGTGTTCACAAGAAAACCAAAAGGAAAACGTAGACAAGGACTGTGGGCAAGGCTATAAGGAATTTAGGAGTATATTATGTGTCTTAAAGCTGTAGGTAAATTATTAGGTTTACGCCCCAAAGCACCAAAGGCTGACCCAGCCAATGATGCTATTATTGCACAACTTGAAGAACAGCGTAAACAAGCAAAGATAATGGCTCAAGAAGCAGCAGATGAAAGAGCGCGACTCAAAGAAGAGCGTTTGCAACAGACTGTTGCTCGTAAGCGTAAAGGCATAGGACGGCGTTCATTAATTATGAGTGGCGGTAGCGGCGCAGGATTTTTAAGTCAATTACCAGGACAACAACGCGATGGTTAGTTTTGCAATAGGTTTGGGTGGTTTATATGGTGGCATGCCAACAAGCATGTTACAGCCAAGAACTACACAACCTAAAAAAACAACAGCAGCTAAGTCTTTAGTTTTGCCAAGAGGTGTTACTGAAACATCTCCTGGTCAATTTAAAGACCAAAGAGGTAACACTTTAATTAAACAAGGCGATCAATTTTACTCACTTAGTACTACTGCAGATAGTGCATTTGGATATATTAGCACACCCACTTTATACAAACCGCCACCTCCAACAAAAAAAGAGCAAGTGCAAGAGAAGCGTGTTGCGATTGAAAAGGCTGTTGGTACTGCTGCACCTGTTATGGAAGACTTACCTCAACCAGAGGAAAGGCCAACATCTGAACAACCTCGCTTTAGAGATGACCTTGAAGAACAAAGATTGCGCAGAGAACAACTACGAGCCTTTAGGGGGCAACGCAGAAGTTTGCTAAAACCTGCAGCGAGAAGACCTTACTATGCATAAAGATTCTGCTAAATATTATCTTGAAAAGTATCGCAAGGCAAAAGCAGAGCGTATGCAATTCGAAGAACTGTACGAAGAGTGTTATGACTATGCCCTGCCTCAAAGAGCAGGGTTTCATTATGAAACAAAGGGGCAAAGAAGAGATGATAAAATATTTGACGAAACTGCAGTCGTTGGTGTCCAAGAGTTTGCGTCGCGTTTACAATCTGGGCTTGTCCCTAATTTTGCGCGTTGGGCAGACTTTATCGCAGGTTCAGAAATGGCTGAAGAAGATGCTGACGAAGTTAACAACGAACTCGACAAAGTAACAGAATATATCTTTGAGATATTGCAGAACTCAAACTTTAGTCAGGAAGTGCATGAGTCATTTCTTGATCTGGCTGTAGGCACGGCTTGTCTAATTGTTGAAGAAGGTGATGCAATCAATCCTGTAAGATTCAATGCAATACCTTTGCCACAACTTGTTCTTGAAAGTGGTCCCGATGATAAGATTGACCATGTGTATCGTCAGCGTGAGGTTCGCTGTTCGGATATAACTATCATATATCCAAAAGCAGAACTTGCGCCTGAGATGATTAACATGATGAAGAACAATCCAGACGCTAAGACAAAGATACTGGAAGTTGTTTGTCGTATTTATGATAAGCCAAATGTAGAAAAATATGGCTTCTTTGTGATTGATATTGATCGTCAGAAGATGCTGTTTATGGAAAACTATGAGGGCGTTGGCTCTAATCCATTTGTATGCTTTCGTTGGTCTAAGGCAGCAGGTGAAACATATGGGCGTGGTCCACTCGTTAATGCGCTAAGCGCAATCAAAACAACAAATCTTACTATCGAACTAATCCTTGAAAATGCACAGATGTCTGTGTCTGGTATCTATCAGATGGATGATGATGGTATTATCAATGTTGACACAATCAATCTCATGCCTGGCACAGTCATTCCAAAAGCGCCAGGCAGCGCAGGATTACAACCAATCCGTGCGGCGGGTGACTTCAATGTTGCAAATCTTATCCTGAATGACATGCGTAATAACATTAAACGTGCGCTCTATAATGATATGCTTGGCGACCCTAATCGTACACCAGCATCAGCAACAGAAGTTGCAGAGCGTATGGCTGATTTAAGCAGACGCATTGGTGCAGCCTTTGGTAGATTACAAGCAGAAATGGTTCAACCAATATTACAACGTGTAGTATATATCCTGCGCAAGCAAGGGCGCATTGAACTGCCTACTGTTAATGGTAGAGAAATAAAAATAAAAAGCATATCTCCACTTGCACAGGCACAGGCAAATCAGGATATAATGGCAGTAAGCCGTTTCTTAGAAATGGTGAATGGAATGTTCGGGCCTCAGTTAATGAACTTGCTGGTATCTTCTGAAGAAACAGCATTGTATTTAGCTAAGAAGTTTGGTGTACCCGATCATTTGGTAAGGGACATGGCAGAGCGTCAAGCAGTAATAGAAATGGCGCAAATGCTACAGCAATCACCAGAAGGGCAAGCAATAGCAGATGGCACGACACCTCTCTCTTGATGGCTTTACACGCACAAAAGCAGACGACTTAATTATATCACGCAATATAGAAAGCCTGTTTAAATCACCAACTGGTGAAGCTGTCTTACAATATTTACGTTCAATAACCATTGAGGCTGTATCAGGTCCCAATATAAGCGCAGACGAATTGCGTCATTTAGAAGGGCAACGCTATCTTGTTGGCTTAATAGAGCGGCGCATGAAACAATCGGAGAAAGCAAAAGATGTCGGAAACAGAAGCACCAATGACAGTGAGTGATGCAATCGCATCAGAAGCTGTAGAAACACCAGAAGTACAAGCTGAGACTGTAGAACGTCCAGCATGGCTTCCAGAAAAGTTTGAAACACCAGAAGCATTAGCTGAGTCTTATGGTTCACTAGAAGCAAAGCTAAGTAAAGGTGAAACAGAACTTAGGGAAACTATTATTAAAGAACTAGAGGAACAGGCATATGCAGAGCGTCCTGCTAGTGCTGGCGAATATCAAATGCCAGAAGAGATACCAGATGACTTTGTTGTAGATAATGAACTGTTAGATTGGTGGTCAAATCATTGCTTTGAAAATGGTTTTAACCAAGAAGAGTTTACTGCAGGACTGCAAGTATGGCAGCAAGCTATTAGTGCAAATCAACCTGATATACCTGCAGAGACAGCAAAGCTAGGTGACAATGCAAATGCTCGTATTGAAGCTGTTAGTCTTTGGTCACAGAAATTTTTTCCACCAGAGTACGAAGAGTCAATCATGCGCCTAGGTGAAACAGCTGAAGGCATAATGGCACTAGAGCATATTATGCAAGCATTAAGTTCTACTCAAATGAGTGACCAAGCATCATCACCAAGCGCAGTTACACAGACTGAACTTGAAGAAATGATGCGCGATGAAAGATATTGGAAGTCAGGTAGTCGTGACCCTAACTTTGTAAAACAAGTACAAGAGGGTTATAAGCGTATCTATGGTGATTCCTAGTAAGATAGGAACAATATCTATAGAGCGTGCAACAACAAACCACGCTTCTCTTATCTTTGAAAACTTACGCAGTAGTGATGTAACAGAGTGCAAAATACAGGGATACACCCCCTGGCGCGCTTGCCATGAGGCTGTTCTTGATCAAAGCGGTGAAAACTTTGCTCTTGTTGTAGGAGATATGCCTATTGCATTAACAGGTCATGCACCTGCGCCAGAGGGTTCTATAGAGTGGGCAGATGCAGGTATTGCATGGTTGCTTGGCACTAATGAGATAGAAAATAACAAAATCAGTTTTTATAAAACTACAAAGTTTCTTATTAAATACTATTCAGAACTATATGACTTTGTAACTAACGAAGTGCCTTTGGCTAATGAGAGAACATTGCAGTGGCTTACAATGCTTGGCTGTTTGTTTTCTTTAGAACCACATATTACCAATGGGCATGAAATGGTTAATTTTATATATTGTCAAAAAAAGTTTTATCATGTTATATCTGGAGTTGAGAAGCCCGAAATTAGCTGATGGCCCCCCTAAGGATAACCAGTTGAGGCAAAAGGACGGATAACTGCTCATTGGTGAAACTTTTTTAATAGGACTTTTATAATGGCTAATTCTATTGATACCGCCTTTATTAAGCAGTTCGAATCCGAAGTTCACATGGCTTATCAGCGCATGGGTTCCAAGCTACGGAACACTGTTCGCACAGTCAGCAATGTGCAAGGAAATGTAGTACGTTTCCAAAAAATCGGTACTGGCACTGCTTCAACAAAGGCTCGCAACGGCTCTATCACTCCGATGGAACTGGCGCACACAACCGCAGAAGCTACACTTTCTGATTTCTATGCGGCTGAATACATCGACAAGCTCGATGAAATGAAAACTAACATTGATGAGCGTCAAGCTGTGGCAACATCTGCCGCCGCTGCTCTTGGTCGTAAGACTGATGATTTGTTGGTTACAGCAATGGATGCAGGTGCAAACAGCACACAAATCCATGATACCTCAAGTGCTTTGGAAAAAGCAGATATCCTTGCTCTCTTTGAGACATTTGGTTCTGCAAACATTCCAGAGGATGGACAGCGTTATCTCGCAATGAATCCGAAAGGATATGCCGACTTGTTCTTAATTACAGAGTTTGCAAGTTCAGACTTTGTAGGTGAGCAAAACCTACCATATGCTGGTGGCATGACGATGAAAGAATTTCTTGGATTCAAGGTATTCTCAACATCTGCTATCACAGCAGGTAAAAACCTTGCTTACCACAACACTGCAGTAGGTTTGGGCGTTGGTGCTGATGTCACCACCGAACTTAACTATGTTGCAGAAAAAGCAAGTCACCTCGCAACTTCAATGATGTCAATGGGCGCAGTAGTTATCGATGATAACGGTATCTACGAAGTTCTTGACAACAACACATAGGAGGTTTGAACATGGCGTATGATGCAGCAAATCTTACTCGTTTAGCAGGTGGTTCTGGTGTAAACCTTTGGCATTACACCACAACTGATACGATTGCTACTGTAAATACCGCAGGTTATTTCAATGACTCTGCTGGTATGTTCAATCTGAACGATGTCATCATTGCTGTCACCTCTACTGGTGGCACACCTGTCGTTACACTGACATATGCAAATGCAGCGTCAGCAACGGCTGTTGATGTTGTTGATGGGTTGACTGTTACAGCAACCGACTCTGACTAGAGGGTTTGGAGGCAGGGGACTCCCTTCACCTGCCTCCATTTCTTACTTATGACCTCAGAGGCAAGTAATAGTGCGATAGATGTAGCTAGTCGGGCTTTGATCCTCATAGGAGCAGACCCGATAACGTCTTTTTCTGAGACAACAACAGAAGCTACTGTTGCCTCTAATCTTTATGAAGATGTTGCCAGGGCGTGTTTAACAAGCACACGTTGGCGATTTGCAACAAACCAAGCAATTTTAAATGCATTAACTGATGCACCTACAGGTAGATTTGATATTGCACATCAACTACCAAGTGACCTGCTTATGCTTCATGCATTAACAGTTAATGATAATTTAGTAGATTTTACACAATATGGTGACAAAGTATTTAGCAATAGGACAGCTGCAGATAGTGTGGTGGCTGACTATACATTTAGAGCCAACGAAGTTGATTGGCCTTCCTATTTTACTTTAGCTGTAGAGTATATGCTAGCTTCAGTGTTTGCTGGCAGTATTGCTCGCGACCCAGAATTATCACAACAGATGCTTGTAGTAAGCGATAGATTTATGGCTAAAGCTAGAACGCTTGATAGCCAAATAAGTACTTCACGCAAAATAGCTACATCAAGGTTTATCACTGACAGGAGAAGCTAATGGCAAGAGTACGCATACCTTTGTCCAGCTTTGAGTTTGGTGAATTAAGTGGTTCTTTAACAAGCCGTGTTGATACTAATGTATATACTGCTGCAGCAGAGCAGATTAGAAATCTATATATTCGTGCAGAAGGTGCTGTAGTAAAACGCCCTGGCACAAAGCGTTTATATAACTTTTCTGCACCAACTTATGATTCAACTAAACGCATGCAAGTTAGGCTTGAGCCTTTTGTGTTTAGTGATGATGAAAAGTATATCTTTGCGTTTAGTGATAACAAGTTAGATATATTCCAGATCAATGCAACCACAGGTGCAGTATCTCATATTCAAGCTGTAACAACAGATGTTAATAGTGTTGCTGTACCTTGGGATGTTACCTATCTTGAGTCTTTTACATATGTGCAAAAGGGCGATGTGTTTTTTATTACGCATCCATCTTTTGCTATACGCAAGATAGTAAGAACATCTTTAACCACATTCCAAGTAGAAACATATGCGTTTGATGAATCACCAGCAGGTGATTTGACTTATATGCCTTTTTTCTCGTTTCAAAGTCCAGGCGTAACAATTACGCCAACAGATACGCAGTCATATACAACAACAGCAGCAGAAGGTATTCACTCCTCTGAACCAGCTATAGACCTTACTGATGCAAGCAGTTTCCCATCATCTGGCAGAATACTTATTGGTTCTGAGGTAATTACTTATACAGGTAAATCAGGTAATACACTAAATGGATGCACTAGAGGTACATTTAATACAACTGCTGCGGCGCATGATAATGGCTCTACTGTTACTTATTGCCCTAAAGTAACAACAAGTGCTGCATACTTTAGTACCGCATATATTGGCTTGAGATTACGCATAGGTGATTCTGAGGTATCTATTGTTGGCACAAGTGGCACAACACAAGCAGCTGTTGTTGTCTTGGATGTTATCAGAACAACCCTTGATGTAGATGCAATAAGAACTATTGATGGGTCAACAACAATACAAATAACACATGCACTACATGGTTTATCTACAGGTGATAGTGTTACTATTGATCGGGCAGCAGCCGTTGGTGGAATCAATGCAAACCAAATAAACGGCTCAAGAACAATTACTGTGCTTGATGAAAACAAATATGAAGTTACAGCAGGAGCAAGTGCAAACCTTTCTACTGATGGTGGTGGTCAGCCACGCATAGCATCAACAGCTGCTACTACAGAATGGTCAGAACAAAGTTACTCATCATTAAGAGGCTATCCAAGCGCAACAACTTTCCATGAAAATAGATTATGGTTTGCTGGGACACCATCGCAACCTGATCAAATATGGGCATCGAAGTCTGCGGAGTATTTTAATTTTGATATAGGAACAGCATTAGACAATGAGTCTCTTGACCTAACATCTAATGTTGGTGACATCTTTACTATTAGGCATCTTGTAAGTAATCGTGACTTGCAGATATTCTCTACTACTGCAGAACTATATATTCCAACAAGTACAACAAAACCTATTACACCAACCAGTGCTGTTATTAGAAGACAGACTCCATTTGGCACAGGCTTTGCCAGACCAATACCTTTAGATGGCGCAACTCTATTTACTGATCGAAGCGGTAAGTCTGTTCGTGAGTTTTTGTTTACTGAGGGTGAGGATGCTTATACTGGGGGTAGTATATCTGCATTGGCATCGCATTTGATTGTAACGCCAACACAACAGCTTGTGGTTTCTGGTGCAACAAATAGACCAGAAACATATGCATACTTTGTAAACAGTGATGGCACGCTTGCTATCTTTTATACTATTAGGGGTGAGAAGAAGCAGGGCTGGTCACTTTGGAATACACAGGGTAAGTTTCATTCTGTATGTACTATAGAAAATAGATTGTTTGTAGCATCTGCCAGGGATGATGGTAGTGGCACTACAAAGTTCTTTTTAGAAGAGTTTGACGATGAAATGCCTATGGACTTCTGTGATGAGTTTTCTGCGACGGCTGGCGTATTTAGTAGTCTTGGCACTCATTTTGCTAACGATGCTGTTGTAAAAGCTGTAAATGGCACCGATTATCTTGGTGAGTTTACAGTTGCTAGCGCACAGATTGACGTTAGCGACGCTAAAGATAATGTTACGACAGGCTTTCTTGGCTATTCATTTACACCGATTTTGAAAACATTACCCATAGATAGCTATGGTACAAGGCTTGGTGTACAGATGACAGGTATGCCTAGAAAACTAACAAATGTTGTATTAGACTTGGTGGATACAATGTCTATTTCTGTAAACAGTAATGACTTGATTACAAGAAATGTAACTGATGATATGTCTACAGATAGAACGCCAGTTACAGGCAAACGTGAATTTAAGTTATTGGGATATAGTCGTGACCCAAGAGTAACTATATCTCAAAGTGCGCCATTAGATATGCAACTTAATGGCATGGTAGTAGAGGTAAGTAGATAATGCCTAATCCATTTGCAATATTAGCAATAGGCTCAACATTAGTGTCTGCTGGTATGTCCTATAAGGCTGGATATACTGCAAAGCAACGTGCAAAAGTTAATGCAAAGCGTGAAGAATATAGAGCAAGGGCAGAAGCTGAACAGCGTAAAGTAAGAGCGCAACAACAGCATGCAGACCGCTTTCGTACTTATATAGAAGATGATGCAACTAATATTGCATTGGTTGGGATAACTGGTAGAGACATTAGTGATAGAAGCATACAAGCTATGCGTGATAGACAAGAAGAGGTTGTTGCAAGAGATTTGGCTCGCATTGACTCACAAGCAGATATGGAAATAGATGCTGTGTTTACACAAAGTCAGCTAACGCAATCACGTTTCCGTCAACAAGGTAGTGCTGCTTATAAACAAGGTATTGCTGGTGCTATAGGCAGTTTAACAAGCGCTTCATCCCAAATTGGAAATCTTTAAATGGTAGAATTTATTAAACGATCAAGACAAACTGCAACCAACCAACCTATTGGTGTAGTGCGTATTACTAATGATGATGGCGGTAAGTTTCGTGCAGACATGGCAATGGCGCGAGCAGTTCAAGGCGTTGCAGACTTTAGTATTAAAAAAGTAAAAGACCAGTATGAGAAAGAAGATTTAGAAGCAGCAGCATCACAGCCTATATTTTCACGAAATGAAGATGGTCAGCTAGAGCCAAATACTTTTGACAAAGCACCTGGCTTTTTAGGTATTGGTGAGCGTGAGCGTTCTACAAAAGCGCAAAATCTTTATAATAAACGTTTTGCTATATCTACAGAAAATGCAATGAACACTGAAGCATTAAATATAGCTAATAATACAAAAAATGCAGAAGAGTTTAGACAACAGTTTGAAGCATATGTATCAGAGCAATCTGCGCTTATGGGTGAAAACTTTGACCCGATACTGCAGGCACAATATCAACTAGCAGCAGCTGACGTAGCTAATAAATATATCACAGGCAAACTTAAGGCTAGTCATGTAAAAGCAGAGCAAATGGCAGTTACAGATTTAGCTGCAAATGTTAATGATGCTTATCGTGATGTACAAACATTAATTGAAAATGGACAATCTGAAGAAGCAGATTTGCTTCTTAAAGTAATTGAAAAAAATATAAATGATGAGTTTGAAAACAATAATCAATTTACTGCAAGTTTTCGAAATGATTTATTGCAACAAGGAATAAGAGCAGCAGCATTAGGCACAATATTAAATATTAAACAAACGCCTAACGTAAATCCTTTAACAATCACCACTATGTTAGATAAAGCATTGCGTGATGGTAGTTATGTAACAGAACAATTTGGACAACAACTTATAGAAGCAGGATTATCTCCAGAACAAGCTGTAAGTATTAGAACTGTATTTCAAGGCGCAAGTCCTGCAACAACAAATAATATTGCACAAGTTATGAGCGCAATCAAAGATGAAGAAAAACTTTTTGCTTCACAACTTGCATTAGAAAGTGCGTTTCAAAATCCTTCTGATGAAAATTTGAGAAATATATCAACAACAGACGCAAATAATTATTTTACAGGACAGGCTATTGACACCTTTTTGCAGGGTCAGGAGTTGATAGGCGATTTACCACCAGTTCTTCAAAATATGGTAAATTACACAAAGGCAACAGGCAAAATGCCTACAGCATTTGAAGACCGAATCGACCAACTTCTTACAAATGCTGAAATGGATTCTACTACAGCTAAAAACATTTTAAGAGTTGCCTTCCTTGCAACGCATAATGAAGTTGGTCAAAGAGTTGTTGATGGTATTAATGATACAAATTTAGGAATTATGTTTGCTGCCAATAAAGTATTTGGTGGCGATATTGAAAAGGCAAGAAACCATTTACAGGAAGTTGCAACTGGAGCTTTGCAAGTAAGAAACGAAAAATATGGTAAAGTTTTGCAAGCACTAAACATACCTATTAAAGATAATTATGATAATCAAATTGGTAATTTATCAAAAGAAGGTAGGGCTGAAGTTAATAAACATCTTGTCAAATTAGCATCTGAAGTTACAGGTGTTGATGAAGAAGATTTTAAAAATGTAAGAATGATAAATGCTTTAGAGCAAGCTGGATTAGCCGTATATGGAACATATGATAATCCAGATTTGATATTAAAAGAGTTTATTAGATCAAACTTTGTAGAAACAAAATATTTAGTTAATCATAGATTTAGTGAAGTTGCCCCTGAAAGATACTTTTTTTCTGAGCAAGATGAAAAGAAATTTGTAAGTTTTGTTAATAGACTTATTGTAGAGAATGAAGGTTTATCTGTTTCGGTTACTGATATACCAGTAGGGCAAATGCCTTTAGCTATGGCAGAAGAATTATCCGCACGGACAGGTCAACCAATAGCTGGTCAAAATTTATTAGGTAATGGTTATTTTCTTGAATATGATAACTCTTCTACTATGTCTGAGCCACGATATTTTATTCGTGACCCTAAAAATAACTATCTTACAACTAGCACAGAGTTTGGTGAACAAAATCTAGTAATAGATTTTAAAAAGGTAAACGCTAACAATGCAATCAAAACAAGGTTAGCTGTAAATAAAGCTATACAAGAAGCAGCTAGAAGAGATGCCCTTGAGCTTTCAGACCCAGAAAAAACAGCGCGTGGTATTGCTGCGTCAGGCTTTGGTGTAATGTAAATGGGATTATTACCAGTATCATCTGCAAGCGCACTTAGTATAAATCAATCGGTAGACGATATAAATCAGCGTGTGCAGCCTTCATCATTTACACAAAACTTTTCTGATCAACTTGGTTATTTTTACCAGCCAATAATACGTCAGACAGAAGAAGCATTACTGTTTGGTAGTGAAGAAGATAATGACTTTGATTTTGTTGATGAACTGACAAAGCTAGATGATAACTTTATCATTAATCATGCGGCTGATTTGGTTGGCTCAAGAAGCAAAGCACAGTTTGATTATCGTATAGATACAATCAGACAGAACCAGGCAAGACGACAACGCATGGAAACAAAGAGTTGGTATAGCCCAAGTTCTTTACTTGCTGGTCTTATTGATCCATTGAATATTCTATTTGCTGTTCCATTTATTGGCGTACCTCTGGGTACTATTGTTAAAGGTGGTATGGGAGTTAAGGCGGCGGCGGCAGCTGGTGCAAAAGGTGGTTTTTATTCTGCGGCGGCTGGTGAGGCTATACGTTATCCATTTGATGATTTAGCTACACCGCTTGAGGCTACTGGTAATATTGCAGCAACAACTTTGTTTAGTAGTTTGATAGGCTCTGCTCCAAGTGCATTTAGGGCGGCTGCACCTGTTATACGCAAAGCGGCAAGCCGTACAGCTGAGTATAATGACCCTGTTGTTATGGGTGATACACTGCGTGTGCCTGACACTGTGCCAGCAACTAGAGAAGATGTAATTGCTAATCAAGAGGCGTATGCAGAAAAAGTACGCAAAGTATATAAAGAAACAGGCGAATATCCAGAAAATAGATTTTATGATGAACTGCCCGAAGGCACAGAATATGTAGATATAGAGATTGTGCGCGGCAAAGTACCTCAAGAGCCTGGCAGAGAAGATTATGTTGCTGCTAAATTTAAAGGTAAAGAAGGTAAAATATACTGGGATGAAGAATATTTAATTAATACTTGGAAAGAAAAGCCTTGGTCAAAACCAAAAGTTGAGGGTGTTGAGCCTTTGCCAGATGTATATTTTCAAACACCAGAAGAGTGGGCAAGGTTTGTACTATATCATGAAACACGCCATGCACGTTCTTCTCCAAGACCAGATGAGACTACACCACAATACGAAAATAGAATGAATCAAGAGGCGCTTGCTTTGTTAGCGCAAGGCAATGGTCTTAAAAGTAATCCACTTAATTTTATTCTTAAAACACCAATATACAAAGATAGCCCTGCATTACGGACTTTATTTGATAAAAAAGCACCTGATACAGTTAAAATGATGGTAGCAAATCTTACAAATAATGCATCTGTAGCTTTAGAAAAAAATATGCCTACAGCCAAACTTGGTTTTAATAATCAATCATTACAAGCTAGAGCATTTATTGGCGAACTGATGGGTGAACAATTATATAATGACTTTGCAACTGCATACTCAAGATATATTAAAGATGATGTAGATGCAAAACGCGCTCAAGTCCCTTTGGTTGGTTTTGATATTGATCCTGCACTAAATACACTAAATAAAGCCTTTGGAGAAACTAGTAAATTTAGTTTGCCTGAGTTTATAAGTGGCATGCTTACTAGGCGTATACTTTTTCAAGACCCAAAGTTTGCAGCAAATAATACTAAAACAGATATAGAAAAAGATTTATTTAATGCCATTGATAAAAAAATGGATGAAATGGGGGACTATCTTGCTGATACAGGTGCAATTGTAGATGCAGCTAGAGCAGATGTTGAAGTAAAAGCATTAACACCAGAAATAAATAAAATTAAAGAAAAATTAGAAGAATATACAGAAACATCAATAGAAAATGTTGCTGATCAAGAAACTGTTGATTTAATTAATTTTGTACAAAAAAATAGTATGGATGCAAACCCACTAAAACTTGAAGATTTGCCTAAATCTCCAGACGAACCTTCTGTTTTTATACACACAATGAGGAATGAAAAAGGAGCAAATAGAACAAGTGATCAGTTTGTAAGTATTCCTGAAGGCGGTACTTTGGAAATAAAGCATATGGGTAAAGAATTTACATATGAAGAGGATGGTAAAACTATTGTAAGAAAAGGAGCATTTTATAATGTTTATGGTAATGTTAATAATATAGGTCTTACAGCAGAAGATTTAATTGCAGCTTATGGCGAACCACGAATTGGTAATCTTGGATATTTTTATAAATCAAAAAATCGAAACGATGAAATATCAAAAAAATGGCGCAAGATAGATGATGAAGATGTATATACTAATAGAATGACCGACGAAGATTTGTTTCGTCCACTTGAGTTTATATCTACAGAAAAACGTCAAACATTTACAAAACAAAATACAACTTATATTGCCAGCCTAAGAAATGAACTAGCCTTTAAAGAAGATAAGTTAAAATATTTTAAAGGCGTTGTTGAAGATGGAAGGTCTAATAAAAATTATCAAAGCCCACTTAAATTTGATGTAGAAAAAAAGTTAGTTACAGAAAAACAGCAACAAAAATTAGTAAACATTTTAACGGAGCATTATAAAGAAAATCCTTTAACTCAATTTTGGGATTCAAAAAATAAACGATGGGGTAGATATGTTGCTAAAGAAAATTTTGAATTGATAAGGGACACTAATAGAAAAGCTGGAGTTAAAGAAAGTCTGCGTATTCTTGATCCACGCAAAGATGCTCAAGATACTGTAAATAGAATAGTTAGCAGAAAAGTTGATGATGAGTTGCTTGAAGTCAGTGATGGTGTACCAAATGATTACTATTTTATACAGCGCAGAACATTAGATATACCTGAATATAAAATTGTGCAGTTTTTGCGTACAGATATGAGTGGTATGTTTCAATATTTTGCAACAACTGGTCGTAGAGCAGAGTGGTCAAGAGTATTTGGTAGGCAAAGTTTAGATGATTTACTTAATGAAATAGAAAAACAAGGTAAACAAAATGGAAATACTGCAAAAGAAATAGCTAGATATAAAGCTGATTTTAAAACTGATGTTGAAAGAATATTTAGAGTACAAATACAAGACCCAACAGCATTAAATACAAGATTTGCAAATGGCTTGCGTAAAATCACATCAATGACTTACTTGCCACAAACTGCAGTAACATCCGTATCTGAGTTAGGTATCTTTGCCCTTGAAAGAGGTATTGGAAAAAATATTGCACCACTGATTGATACTGCAAATTATCCAATGCTTACGCAAAACCGTAAAGATGTTTCAAAAATGCTGTATGGGCTAGACCTTGCTAGCAACTTAGATTTTATGACACGAAGAGTTGATGGCGATCATTTGATAACTTCTAATGAGTCAATGATTGAAAAGGGTCTTGAACGTATGCAAGGCTTATACTTTAACTCACCAGTTGGTAACTTTCTTGGTGCATTTACAAAACAATTAAGATTGTTAAATTCTACAATGCAAGCTGATGAAATAGGTGGGCTTGCTTTATCTGTTGCAAAAACTGGTAAGTTAGACGCTAAAGATGCAGAAAAAATGTCTAGGCTTGGGCTTGAGATAGAAGACTTAGCAGCCATTGGTAATTTAAAAAAACCAACAGGCGAAAATATAATTGAAGCGCAAAAAATAAAGTTTGGCAATTTTCACTTACTTAATACTAGTGAGTGGCCTTTAGACACTTTGGCTCAACGTGAATTGTATCGCAAAGTGCAAACTGCAATAAATCTACAATCACAAAATACAATACTAATGTCACAAGCAATGGATAGACCAGCAGCTATGGATGGTGTTATCTATTTCCAACGTAGTGCTTTGACAGATAAAATAGGGCTTAAGGTTGATCCAAAGCTAACCACAGATGGTGTGGAAATGGTAAGGTTTGAGTCAGGTGCTATGACTTTACCATATAGTCTTTTAAGCTGGAGTGTTGCAGCTACAAGCAGATTACCCCTGGCAATGGTAGACCCTGCAAGGAAATATCGTATTCAAGGTGCATTAGGTATGCTTGGCTTTGCGTATTTTTCTTTACATTTACAAAAGCCTGATTGGTGGTTTGAAACAAAAGATAAGCCAGAGTTGTTTCAAAGAATTGTTGAACGCAGCGGTGTGTTAGGTGTGTATTCAGATATATATTATATGGCTTTGCAGAATATGATTGCTCATGGTGTGGTTGATAAAGATAATCCATTTTTACAAGGTAAGTATAATGCAAGTAAGTTCGATGCAGCTACAGAGCCTTTAGGCGCACCATTTGGGCAGATGACAGAACTTACAGAAGCAATATATGAGTTAATGACAGGTGATGGTGATTTTGCAAAAGTAGGAAAACAGTTGCCATTCCAGGGAACACCCATAATTGGCGGTACATCTAGTTTACTTTATGGTTGGGTAACTGGTGTTGAGCAAGATTCACAAGCGCTGATTGAGGCAGAGCAAGATATAGGTACAGCATTTAGAAGATAGATAGACTTTAGTTTTATTTTTTTGTAGGGTAACGACATGACTATTAGTTTGGCAGATAATACACCGAGAATATCGTACACTGTAGCCCAGGGGGTAACGCAGACTAGCTTTACTGTGCCTTTTGAGTTCTTTGATAATGGCGATTTAAAGGTTTATGTTGATGGTACTCTTAAAACAATTACTACCCATTATACTGTATCCGGTGGTGATGGTAGTACTGGCACCATTACTATGTCTGTCACTGGTGCTAGTGGCGGTTCTACTGTTGTTATCACTCGTGACATACCTCTTGCTAGGACTACTGACTTTCCTACATCAGGTGCTTTTGCAGTTGCGACACTCAATCGTGAACTTGACCGCTTTACTGCTATGCAAGCTGATAGAGCAGATGACAACGACAGGTCGATCAAACTAAAAGACCAAGACGCTACCTCAAGCATGGAGTTACCACTCAAAGCAGATAGAGTAGGTAAATATCTTAGATTTAATGAAACATCAGGTGACATCGAACCAACAGCACAAGCAGTTGATACAAGCGGTATTACAACTACCTTGCTTGCAGATAGTGCAGTTACTACAGCTAAAATAAACGATGCAGCAGTTACAACAGCAAAACTAGATAGTGCATCTGTAACCACAGCCAAAATAGCAGATACAGGCGTTACAGGCGCAAAACTAAACACAGATGCTATATCAGCCCAAACAGCCCTAACATCAGGTCTAGCGGCTACTGACGAGCTTCTTGTGAGCGATGGCGGCACACTTAAGCGCATGGATGTAAGTGTTGTTACTGATTACTACAAAGATTTATCAGTTACAGAAACAAACAAAACCCTTACAAGCGCAGTTCTCAATGGCACAATAAGCGGCACATCTATTAAAGATGAAGACGATATGTCCTCTAATAGTGCTAGTCATTTAGCTACACAACAATCAATCAAAGCCTATGTAGATGCAACAGTTACTGCAGAAGATTTAGATGTAACAACAGACAGTGGTACGATTGCTATCGACCTGGATAGTGAAACACTTACTATCTCAGGGGGTGAAGGCATTGATACATCTGCTACATCTAATACTGTCACCATTGCAGCTGAGACGGCTACGACGTCGAATCTCGGTGTTGCTAGTTTTAGTTCTGACAATTTTGATGTTAGCAGTGGTGCTGTATCAATTAAAGATGGTGGGGTTGTTACTGCAGAATTAGCGGCAGACGCTGTTACTGGCGCAAAAATAGCAGATAATGCAATAAGTGAAGAGCATCTTGATCCGAGTGTTATTAGTGGTTTGACAGATGCAACTATTGCTTCTGCTGATCATCTTATGTTTTTAGATGCAACAGATGGTGCGTTAAAGAAAGTTGATGCTGGTGAGTTAGGTGTGGGTGCTGCGCTTACTGATGTTGTGGGGGATACAACACCACAATTAGGTGGTAATTTAGATGTTAATGGTAATGCTATTGTTTCTGTGTCTAATGGTGATATTGATATTACACCCAATGGCACTGGTGAAGTAAATATATCCAAAGTAGATATTGATGCAGGCGCTATTGATGGCACAACTATTGGTGCAAATAGTGCAGCAGCTGGTACATTTTCTTCAGCGACTGTCACTGGCGACCTGACTGTTGACACAGACACGTTATTCGTCGATGCATCTGCAGATGCAGTCGGCATCGGCACGACTTCGCCAGATAATAATTTACATATTCACACGGATGCTGGTGACGAAGGTATTTTAATTAAATCTACAGGTAACACTTCAAATGCAATTATTTCAGATGCAAACAGAAGCGGCTCTGGCTCTGTTATAAATAATCTTCAAGGTAGGTGGAACGGAACTGCTGTTGCAGATATGTTATTTCTTACGGGTTCAGATACATCTAACAAAGATGATGGCGTAATAACTTTTAGAACCAGTAGTGCAAATAACATTTCAGAACGTATGCGTATCAACAGTTCGGGCAATGTCGGCATCGGTACGACTACTGTTACATCGGGTGCTGGCTGGACACCTAGAATGGTGCTTGCTGAAACAAGTGGTTCACCTGCTGTTATTTTAAAAGGTGATAACTCACAAGAAGGCTCAGTAGGTGCAAGTAATGGTCTATATATAGATTGTTTTGGTTCAACAACTGGCACGAACAATAATATCATATTTAGAAACACATCTAGTAATAGTAATTTTAGTGCACAAGAACGCATGCGTATAACACACGATGGCAGTGTGCTGGTGGGGAAAACTGCCGCCAACACTAGCGTTGCAGGAATAGAAGCAAGAAATGCTGGACTGCTTGTTGCGACTAGGGATGGCGGTCAGCCCTTATTGATTGACCGATTAACAGATGATGGTGACTTAGTTTTGTTTCGTCAAGACGGCACAGCAGAAGGTTCAATATCAGTAAGTGGCACAACAGTTTCATACAATGGTGGTCACTTATCAAGATGGTCACAACTTACTGATGGCACAAAAGATACATCTATTCTTAAAGGCACAGTTATGACAAACTTAGACCAAATGGCAGTCTGGTCACATGATGCTGTTGCCGCAACATATTATGTTGATGGCGATGAGTTGCCAGAAATTACACCTGCAACATATTACACAGAAGATGACACATTACCTGACGGAGTATCAGTCGGTGATGAAAAGACCGCCGCAGTCTATGCACAAGTCGGTGACGAAAAAACGCCAGCCGTTGATGCTTTTACAGAAGATAACGAACAACTTAACTGCATGGCTGTATCATCCGTCGAAGGTGATACAAACGTCGCAGGTGTGTTCGTAAATTGGGATAATGACGATGACCAGTTCAATGACATGAATATAGCCATGACAGGGGATATGGTTATCCGTATTGCACAAGGCACAACAGTCGCAAGGGGTGACTTGCTTATGTCGGCTGGTGATGGCACAGCCAAGCCGCAAGATGATGATATTGTTCGTAGCAAAACGATTGCAAAGGTTACATCAACAAATGTTTCACATACTTATGACGATGGCTCGTATCTCGTGCCGTGCGTATTAATGGCGTGTTAAGATGGCAAAGCCCACTGTCACAGAAGTAAAGCAACAGATTGATACCCACGAAGCTATCTGCGCTGAGAGGTGGCAGGAAACTATTAATAGGATCAAGAGACTTGAGTTAGTTATTATTAGCTCTGGTGGGGCTACAATACTTTTATTAGTTAATATAGCTTTCGGTAGTTAAAATGGTTGAGCCAGTTACCACAGTGCTAACTGGTCTTGCTCTTGCCAGGCAAGGAATTGATTTTCTAAAAACTAATATGGATAGTTTGAATGATGCGTCTGAGTTATCAGCGCAGATTGCTAATATATTTAAAGGTCAAGACGAATTTAATAAAGCTAGATATGACCCTGCAGAAGCAAAGAAGATGGGTATTAAAGATATTGCTTCTGAGATGATCGAGTTTAAATTACAGCAAGAGCAAATGTATGATTTGAAAAGGCTAGTCAATCATAGGTTTGGTTCGGGATTCTGGGAATCTATTGTTGCTGAACGTGCAAAACGTATTGAAGAACATAAAGAATTAATTAAAGAACAAGAAAGAAAAAAGCGACAAGAACGCCAACAGCTTATTGATACAATGCAAACAGTTGGTATTGTTATCGCTATAGTACTAGCATTAGTCGGATTGATTATGCTGTTTTTTATTTTAACTAAGGAGGATGGTTTTGCTAAATCAGATACTCGGCCCAGTCAGCACATTGGCATCACAGTGGATGAGCAATCGCGCAGAGAAAGCGCAGGCAAAACAAAAGCTAGCCGTAGCTAAGATTGAAGCGCAAGCCAAGCGTTTAGAGCAGGATGGTGCTTGGGAGATTGAACAAGCCAGGGCTAGTCAGGACTCGTGGAAAGACGAACTCTGGACAATTTTTTTCGTTGCTTTGCTATCAGCATGCTTCTATCCACCAGCCCAGCCATATATAGAAGATGGTTTTAGATTTTTACGAGAGGATTTACCTGAGTGGCTGTCATGGTCAATCATGGCTTCTATTGCTGCTAGCTTTGGTTTGAAATCAATAGGTAGAATTAAAGGATAGTTATGAAAATATCAGAGCATTTTTCTTTGGCTGAGTTTACCAAATCTCAGACTGCCATCAGGAAAGGCATAGATAATACACCTTCTGATGTGCATATAAATAATCTTACATTAGTTGCAGAGAATATTCTTGAGCCTGTGCGTAAACATTTTGATCGACCAGTAATTGTAACGAGTGGTTATAGGTCGGTGCCATTGTGTGCTGCCATTGGTAGTTCTAAATTTAGCCAGCATGCGTTAGGTCAGGCAGTAGACTTTGAGGTTATTGGTATAGATAACTATGATACAGCAAATTATATTTTTGATAACTTGCCGTTTGACCAGCTAATACTAGAGTATTATGAGCCTGGCATACCAGATAGCGGGTGGATACATTGTAGTTATACTACAGTAAACTCGCGGCGCACTGCCCTTATGTATGATGGGAAAGAGTACCGCGATTTTACCGAAGCATCTGTTATGAGTGCTTAGTCAGCATCAGGTATCTGATACATAACTTCACACGCTTTTATTAGTTTTGCATAATTTTCATCAGTTAAATAACTTTGATTACCAATACGAACAACAGGTATTTGATGCTTTGTAAGTTGCCTTCTAAGAACTTGATACTCTATTCCAAGTTGTTTGGTAATATCTTCTGATCTAATTAGTTTTATATCAGGCATTACTACCCCCTAGAATGGTATCTTGCTGTCGTCTTCTTGGGTCTGTTGTGATATTGCTGCCTGTTGAGGGGGCGCAATATCACCAGACCCTTTCTTGTCTTGAAGAGATAGTGAGAAATATGGCGCACCATCTTTGGTTTCTTTTTGCCAGTATGATGCGCGACGATGCATGTATGGACCAGTGTATTGTGGCGCTCGTTCATTGTCATTGTCATTCTCGTAGAGTGTGCCAACTTTTTTGTAGATGTTGCGAACAATGTCACCGCTTGGCAATGTTTCCATTGTCATTATGTGACGCTCTTCTTCGCCCTGGTTGTTGACTTTGCCAACGAGAGTTAGCTTGACTGTTGGCTCATTGTTGCTGTCGTGAAACGGCATAAACAGAGAGCCTTTGTCTGTATCATCATATTCCATTGTGTGTCCTTTCTATATGATAGGTTTAGATTTTGGGGTTGGTAATGTATCTTTTGGTGTTTGTTTCTTTGGTGCTTGTTCTTTGTCTTCACCTTCTGGCAGGTCTTCACCTGCGTAGATGTATAGACCAAGACCATGAAACGCCATTGCTTTGGTTAGGCAGCGCTGTAATGCAGTGTTGATGTCTTTTGATGTAGGATTAGTTATTGGATTGTTTCTGTTGTCCATAACATAAAGTAACTCAGTCATAGGTGCATAACCCTCTTCTCCAATATCAACTGTAACTTTTACAAAAGCTGTACCATCGGGTCCAAAAAACGCAGGGTATCCATCTGCATTTGTGTGTTTTTCAAATGATGCATTTGGAAATATACCTTTGAAATATTGCCATGCCCAAGCCCAAGAGAGATATGTAAATCTACCTTTGGCTTCTGTGTGTTCATTCACATTTAGTTCTCGTATTTCTTTGAATCGTTTATCTGTCATCGTTTGTCTCCTTTATCTCTACGATGCGTATTGCGCCACGCTTGTCACGACGGACGCATAATATATCTGAGTAAATCTCAGACTCGTCATTGCCAAGCATAGCCTTAAGACTCTTCTTGGCGTTCTCATGCGTTTGTGCATGTGTTCTGTTTTCAATGTAGGTATGGGCAACATCCATGAACTGGTTGTCTAATGATCCGTCTCTGCGTGTCATTTTATCTACTGGTATCTTGTCAACAACAGCTTGAGAAATAGGCGGTACGCCTACTTCTGGTTCTGTATCATCTTCAACATGTTGCCAAAACTTATGAGCATAAGTCACCATTGCTTCAATGTAAGTATCATCACGTTCTATTTCGCTTACATGATAACCACTGTTGCCAAAGATAACTGACAACCATGCGTGTTGTGTGCCAGACAAATACATATAGAACTGCACTTGCGGCATATATTTTTGTATGCACTGGTTCATGTTTGTAAATGCGTTGGTGTGTTTACATTCAACAATCTCACGCTCTTTATCATTACAGAGTATTCCATCTGCAGTACCGCGCAAGTAATCATGCACTGGATGTGTAAGGGGTACGTTGCGTTTGAGTGTGTGTTGATGCCCAAAGCCTGTCTCTTGCAAAAACCAATCAAGGTTAAAGTCTTCGGTGTGTTTGCCAAGCTGTACAGGAAGCACATCTGATAGGTCAGGAGGGGCTTCTCGCCCTGTCTTCTCCAGCCATAGGCTGTGCCAATCGTTTTCTAAAATACGGCTCATATCAGAGCCACCAATAAACTTGGTTCTATCCATAGTAATCTCCCTTCATATGGATTAATATAATGTATTATGTGTTTATTTCAAGTGGTTTTAGTCTGTTTAAGTAGTTTCTAAGTAATGTACGTTTAGCCAGGCGCAACTTGATACGTTCTTGAAAAGCATTTAGTGCAGGAAAAAACGTATCTGTTTCTGATAATGACTTGATGACTGATAGAAAAATATCACATGGCGTATCTTGAAGCTGCATTGCATACAGCTTTGCTCGTTCATTCATTAGCTTTTCTGTTTTAAGAGTTGATACCATAAGTAATTGCATTGATCGAAGCTGCATAGCCATATCATTAACTGGCATAGGAACAAACGCATGCTCGACCATTGCTTTGCAATCATCTAGCGCATCCCAATTCGGTGTTTCGGAAAGTATAAAGTTGCTCATGTAATCAATCATACCAAGATTATCACAGCAATACTTTACAATATGTTTGTCAGTTTCAGTGTAATGTCTGCGGTACATTTGTTGGAGAGCGTTGTTCTCCTGGTATGGTGTCAGTGCTGTCATATGAATCTCCTATCTCTGCCAGCCTTTTGATGTGTCTTAGTATACCAAGTCTTACTGTATGATAATTCTTTTCGCAAAACTCAGACACCTCTCTCGTCGTAAATGATTTTAATTTTACCATTTCATAGTAATATGCGTCACGCCATTCGCTTTCTGATTGCAAACGCCTACGCATAAACCCTGCAGGTAAATCATATTTAAGACTAAATAAAAGTGATTGTTCAAGTAAACTTTGAAAATTCATTTAAATCTCCTTTTTTTTTAAAAAGGGGCAGTAGTATAAAATGAAAGGAAAAACTACTACTGCCCCAAATCAACTAGCCCGAGTTCGCAATTCTAGCTAGTCAATAACTTTACAATACCATGTCTTTTTTAAGTGGCGCAAAAAACGGTAACTTTTTTATTCTGCGCTATA